CAGCCCTAGTTGCCTAGCTATATCAAGAACTGTCTTACGGGCCTTCTCTGTCCCGTCGTCATCGTTCAGAACCTCACCGGCCTTCGCTAGGACCTCTGCACGAATCGTCGGGTCTAATCTGTTTAAACCCTCATTAATACCGGCGTGCGTCTTGTCGCCCCTCTCCGCCTTGAATGTTGACTCTCGTAGACGGTATTCCTTCTGAGACAGATTAAGCCTACCTTCGTTGAGCTCGACACCCTTCTCCTGCATTAAGCCTTTCCAGAAGTCAGATTGTTGCTGTATTTCCTGTGCGCGTCTTCCTTGACTAATCTGCGAGATTGGCTTCCCTGATATGAGCGCAGAGTTAAGGTCTCCGAACTTATAGCCCGAAGTTTGCTTGTTGAGCATCTTGCTGATTCGATCAGACTGCCCACGGATTGCGTCCATAAGTTCGTTGCTTGCCATTTTCTAACTCTTGTAATAACCGGTGTCGGGAGTATACCCCTTAAAGTAATTAACAAACTCATCTTCTTCTGATTTAGCTCTACCCTTATCTCCAAACCCTGCGGATTGCTTAAACAGATCGGTGAGTAGGTTACCGCCAGCCGTTGCGCGGTTAAGGAAGTCAGCGCGGTTACCTTGTTGGACAGCCTGACCCATAGTCGGTAGGTTGGCGTTGGGAGAAAAGCCAGCCATCTTTGCGTACATATTGCGAACGCCGTTGGCACCGGATTGACCCGGGGTTTTAACAAACTTACTGATGTCATCCATTCTCTCGCGGTCTACCGTGGCTTTATTTCCTCTGCGACCCTGACGACGTAGCTGTTTCATTAACTCATTAACACGGCCAATTTGCTCATGGCGAATCTCGCCTTCTCTGCGAGCTACATCCTCTTTTGGAGGGGCTTGCATCTTCTGAATGTAGCCCTGACGACGCTGTTCTGCCTCGCGCATAGCACGAAGGTCCTCGCTCTCCCTGTCGGGGGCAAAGAAGCTACTGCCTAGCTCAAGCGCCTTTAGCGCCATAGGGATTCCTGTTTCCCACGTTAATGCCATTATCTAACACCCCATTGTGACCCGTAAATTGTATGCCTGGAGATCGTGTCTGGTCCTAACGCGTCCTCAGTAGTGTACGACAGGCGTAGGTGCTCACCCCGCCAACGTAACTGATGCTTCTGATTTTGAATATTGGTGCCACCGATGGTGAACGGAATAGTATCAAGACTGATTCCTCTAGAACCGCCGGATGCACCCACTGTGATTGTTTCGCCAGAGGAGAGATCAAAGTCTCCTTCTGCCTTTATATTATACGTTATATTTGCGCCCACGTCAAAGACAGGTTTGATGTAATTACCCTGCTTGACCTTCGTGTTGTGCGCCTTCTTAGAAGATATGGACAGCCAACCGGTCTGATACTCCGTAGAATAGCTCTCACCGTCGTCTGCGTACACGCCGTCGGTATCACAGGTGTAAACACCGCCCGTGGCTCCAACAGCAAGTAAATCACCATTCTGACGCACGAAAAAGCCGTTCTGACGTGCCATCTTACCGTCGAATAGGCTCCAAGAGCCCTCGCCTGGATCAAGGCGCGACACCTGACCCGATTTAGTCTTATCCACACCTAACTGGGAGGTGTAATTGAATATATAAAGCTGTTGGCCCATCTTAACGATTAACCACGATCTCCGCGGATAGTGTATAAGCTGGATGTCATCCTCGCCGGTTTCCTGCGCTAATTCACGCAAGGTGATCTTAATAGCCTCAGAGAGGTTAGCTCGACCGAGTGTGGACGAATCAGACAACATAGAGACAGACTGCACACCGTCAAAGGATACGAACGCCGCGTCGTTACCAAGGGAGATCATCGAGTCAGTCGATAGAGTACCCTGCGGGAACAAGCCGATGATATCAAAGGCTGTTGAGGCTGCTGTCGTATCAGCGATTGGATCAGTACCAGAGAACATATAGACGTTCTGCTTGCCGCCAACGGTGAAAAACCGCTGGAAGGAGGTCATCGACTTAACAACATCACCCTCTGGCTGTTGAGAGCCGAAGGAGAATGTACTCGCGTCCAGCGTACCGAATGAGGTTGTCATATCCTCCGGGTTGTCTTTGCCTGATATACGGATAGACTTAAGGTCTCTCGCATCGAGGTAGTACGTCCTCCCGTAATGAACATGAACGTCCTTCGCAATAGGCATCGCTGACTTTAGGAATACCAGAGCGTCATCGGTGGTCTGTGATTTAACTGATGTCACGGTCAGCGCGGTCGCAACAGCGGATACCTGCGCTACAGCAGCGCGTGTGGTGTTTCTAATGAAGTCGCCAACCTTAATGTCGGTGTCTAAGAAATTAACCCCTGACACGTCGATCACAGTAGCGGTCGTATTCGGGCCACCTACAGCGGTGTTATCATCCTCGCCCGGAGTTGGAATTATATTCAGAGCGAGCGTATCAACAATCTCATATCGGTCACCACCGATGTTATCACCGGTCTGTTTACCTAACCCGGTAGCAGCAGAGCCAATGGTCGTATGCGTGACGTTCGCCGTCGTAACAGCCGTAATGGCACCCATACCACCTTGAGTGAGATTCTTAATGATGTCTCCGGTGTTTACATCTGTCAACACCCAATCTGAAACATCGGCATCGTCTGAGCCACCTGCGGATACCGCGCCAGCTAACTCACCGCGCTCGATGATGGCCTGGAGCTCTGAGAACGCAGAGGCATCCTCCGTGAACACCTGTCGGTCAACCCCGTTAAAGAAGATGTGTTTATCGTTCACCTGTACGGATCGGATAATTGAATCGGTGTCCCAACCGTTGTATGCCGTCGTATAGGCCGATACCCCGTCGTACTTGTAGATCGTACCCTTAGAGGATACCATCAGCGTGACGTTACCCTTATTGTCTACGAGCTCATGCACACCGTAGAGATCGGGAGAGCCGGTCACAGCATCTCCTAATGACTGAATACCCTGGCGCTTCTCTAGACCACCAGCCGCGTTAATAAAGCGATTACGCATCTTCAAGGCGTATTCCGGCGGGACCTCCGATTCGTTGAAAGAGGTTGCCAGCCCGAATCGCGGCGTTGGGTATGATGCTTCAAATTTACTCATTAAAAGGGGATTCTTCCTCGTAACATCAGCTTGCGTAATGCGTTGGGGCTGTATTCTAGGCCGAACCTACTGCCGCCAGGTGTTTCCACAGCAGCGTCTAAACCGCCTAGAGATTTATATATTCCGTGCTCTCGCGGCATCCCCCACTCATCGGGGAATGTTGTGTTATATTTACCTGCGTTCCCGGATATCCCGAGCTCAAGCATAGAATCTAAAAAAGGTATCCTTGTGGATGCCCTGCCGCCCATATCGGTGTTACGGCCCATAACACCATTACCATAATCTTGCCGACCACTATATGTTAGTGAGCCCTCTAACTTAGTCCGGCGCAGTTGTTCCAGAACAGCACGTATTAGGTCATTGTCATCCACTAGACGGGCACCACGTTGAAGTCACCACCGGTATCTACCGTTAATCGGTTGAGGGCTTCTCTACGCATTCTGACGTATTCTTGGTAGGCCATTTCGAATTGCTTCGTTGCCTCTTGCCCGTTCTCTTCAAGGAGAGCCTTCGCATATACTCCTTGTACCAACACCCGCGATGGGAATGCTGGTACAGCTGAACTATCGGCTGAGGCGGTTGTGTAGAGCCTGGGTTTTTTGTAGTACGCGACATCGAACACCTTATCGTTTTGGTTTGATCCCGGAATAGGGTAAACTCTGAACTTAGGATTTGTTGCGGAAGTATCTACTATGCAAAATTGACGTGGTTCACCTGAACCCGAGGTTTTTTGTAAGACCCGGATTTCGGAAATAGAGCGTTGCTTAAGCGGCGCAACTTGACCCTGGAAGTGGATTTCGTGGACGTTTTTGACGTTGGATGAGACTGCGATTTCATATGATTTACCTGATGTGGCTGCGGTTACGTCGATCTCACGGAACATCTGGGGCCAATCACCGTAGTCTGATACCTCGTCTATTACGTCGTTCGTGAAGTCAAGCAGAACCTCTGTGAGAGCGCGGTCTGTCAGCGTGGTCGATTGTTTAATCGCCAGCTTGCGCTCCACCTCATTGATTATGCCGAGTATGTCTTTTCTAACGTCTGTGCTTGCCATTAATCCATCCTCCCGCCGCGACGGAGGTCCTTCTTTGGTATTTTAAACCGTATCATTGGAGGGTTTTTGTCTCCACCCTCCTGTGATATTAACGTTGGGGCTAAACCACGTAATATACTATACAGTGAATACCCCCCGTCGTGTGATTTGGTTATATTGGAAAGATTGTTATATTTTCCAGTTCCAACCTTATTGCCAACAAAATCAAATGGGTCGTTACAGAGCCCTCATAAGCATGTTCATCTTGTCCATATTACTTACTCACATATACTATGTTTAATACACCAGAGGCACCGGAAGCAAGAGCTCCTGATACCGCTGTCACTTTAGCCAATACTGTCTTCGCCGATCCTGAGATGTCCATCCATGATGTACCTGCGGAAGTAAACGCTCCGTTGGAGAGGTGGTGCATACCCGTTGCGATGTTAGTGTCCATCGAGAAGGTGCCGTACTTAGTCTCGTTGTCAACGTCTCCCAAGCGAACCTCAACGTCTGCTGCTGCGGAACCAAATGCTGTGGTGACAAAGAAATATGCGTCCAATACGTCTGATCCAGAGGCCATAACCGCTACTGTCGTAGCCGCGGTAGCTGCGTTGGTCAGCGTGGCTCTCTGAGAGAGTACCGCGTCGCCCTGTTCGCCGGTTGGACCAAATTTTACCTTATTTGTGATTGCACCGATGGACGCCGTCTCAATCACAGCGGAGGATGCAGAGACAACTTCGGTTACAGTCAAAGAGTTGATCGTAGCTACCGATGCGTTGATAATCGGTGCGGATACCTCAGTTGTAGCGATGAACTTCGGAGCTACTAGATCGGAGGCAACGGTCTGCGCTGTGGTATCAGCGATTGATACCATCGAGTCAATCCAATCGGAGTAGTTCGAGCCTTGCGGCTTATCTCCGTCCTCGAAGAGTGCCTTTAGAACTGTCCTTGTTTGTGCTGTCATTTTATTTCCGTCCAGTGAATATTGCAGTACACATTTGATGTCCCGCCGAGCCCCACACCGACAACCGTGAAATTACTGTTGTCCACGTTATTACCAGAGACATCTAAGGTGAGAAATATTCTATCGCTAGATTGTGCTCCGCCTGTTGTTGAAAAAGCCTTACCGCCAGCAGCCGCCGCGCCGAACTCTGAATTAGTCAGATGACCACCAGAAGCTACTGATGCCACCGTATCAAATTCAATCCCCCCCTCGGAATCTGCGGTTACCCAAGCCTCTCCAGAAAGGGTTGACCCGTGGTACATTCTTAAAAGAACCGGGTTTGTGGTGGTGTAGAAGGAAACACTCTCTGGGACGTATTCGCCCCTGTTTGTGATCCCATTAAACTGCGCTCGCGGCCTAATTGATATAATCGGTGTTTCCGCGCTAACGGGACATGATACTACACCATCGTTTGGTGTTACGTGTTCGTGCCCTAGATCAGCAACAAAACCACCCTCTGAAATAACCGCCGCACAAATAGTCTGAAATTCTGTTGCGTTTCCATTCCCCCACAATTCATACCTCACTGGTAGATTGGCGGTGGTCATATAAACGCCAGACCCCTCGTTGGCCCAATGAAAGTGGTGAGCATAATAAATAGAGCCGTCGATATCTGCGCCGATTCTGACCTGCCCAACTGCCAGCCATTGAAGATCAATCACCATAATCTGGGATTTAGCCGCGTCCCACGTTATCCCCGACGGTCCGGTGCCGTCGAATTTATCTATATTCCAGTCATCCATAGCGACTGCTGTATCAACCACAGAACCGCTTGCCTTGCTTCTCCTAACTAAGGTCGCCGCACCGGCGGCATCCATTTGAAAAAAGAAACCGTTTTCCTGATCGAAATAACCGACTTTTTTTGTACCACCGTCAATCGCCTTAAAGTCGAAGGTAATAAATACTAATTGCGACTTACCCGGCTGGTATCTCATGTATCTCTGGGTTTGGCGGATTACGCCCGCGCCGGGGGTGGTATCTGTGGAGAGTATAACAGACGATTGATCGGCGTCATGTGCAGCAGTCCCACCTGTTGTTGTTACGTGATACCACTTATCTGTTGTGCCGTCGTCGTATTGAGATTGTGAGTCGAAAATAGTTACCGGGTCAGAGACACGAAGCCGCGAAAACGCATCACGGCCGGCGCCATTCTCTATATCACCGTATCCTAACGAGTGTAGACTCACCAGAACCCCCATATTCTGTAAACTGTGCTGGCGGCGGCACTAACCTCAACCTGCTTTATTCTGACCGGTAGGGTTAGGGTTTCTTTAGGTTTTATTCTCACCCAATCCTGTGCAATCTTTACATTTAAATCAGTGGCCCCGGAATCATTTGTCGCCACCAATCTTACGATGGACGATCCAAATTCAAGCGTCTTAGATGTCGCAGAAGCCGAGTCCTGGAAAGATTTAAGATTAGCAACCGCGTCATGCCTACCACCCATCGTCTTACCCTAAACCAAAGAGGGAGACGGGAACATACCAATGTATAGTCATCGTCGTCAGGTATCTCATCTAAGGGCCTCGGTATCATTCGACAACAAAGGAACACCCAATCTCGGCATCACCAATACCAGGGTTGCCAAACAGGTGTGAGCCTGCGGAATCCTTAGTGCGTATGTTGGTGTTGCCGACAAAGGTTGGCTGAACATTACATGGGACTGCGAAGGTATCTTCCACCCGGATGTCAGTAAGGGCTTTCGGATCGCTCCGAGCCTTAACAAATTCCTGCGGTTGGCGGGATTCAAACTGACTGGTGCGGCGGAAGGTGCCGTCCCATATCTTACGACATTGGGAGCGGTACACAGTGTGCCCACTCTCCTCATCAACCATCAACCAATCGCCTACCCTATGTGTATTGCGAATTGGCATGATCTATACTCCCGCTTGCAGGACTCGCATTGTTGCTGCGCCGGAAGACACCACTAGGCGTACAGCCGTAGCAGGGTGATCCAGTGTAGCAGCAGTAGCCGCCGCAAAAGTGAATTTGGTGATAGCAAGTGCGCTTACGTCAGCATCGAGGACGTTATCCAGGGTGTACTCCACACTACCAGCGTTCGTGCTGTTAATATGGATATGCACCGGGGCATGGTCCTCGTGAACATTAAGGGGCACCCAAGAGAGGGTACCCGCACCTGCGGTAGTTTGTACGGAACGTACAGGCATGATTAGTCCTCCTTATTAAAGAGGGCAATCACATACTCTGTTCCACCAACATTGATAGGCGCGTAAGCTGCAGCAGAAGTAGGTACTGCATCAGCGGCGCCGTCAGAAGATACCACAGCAACGGTTGTCAGGAGTTTAAGGTCCAGAACGCCGTCGGTGTCAATCTTGGCTACGGTGGTTTCTGCGAAGGCTTGCTTCACAGTAAATGGTGCTGAAAGTCGTGTCATCTTATATTCCTATATTCGGGGCCTGATTTTTTCTTCTTCGGATAAACCTATGTGCCCTCATTGAAAGAAAGAAGGGGGGTTACTCTTCCAAAGCATACCCCCCAAATCTCTAGGCTGCGCCTGGAGTACCAAAGATACCGCGTGGATCGGTCCAACCAGAAGAGAAGCGTTTAGTTGTAGCGAATTTCAAGTTCTGTGTGTCGAACTCGTTATCGCGTACAATCTCAGCTTCCCGGCGGTCATACCATACCAAGCCGTGAGGTACGTCAGTAACAATGAACCAAGCATCCTGATCGGTAAGATAAGGAGAAACAACCAAGTCTGAGAACAGACCTTTAGTTGTGTTCTTGTCATTGTCAGCAGAACCAACTACGAAATCAGTCTCGACTAATTTCAGAGCAGTATGGTTCAACGCAGTTGGAACTACCAAGCACTTAGGCATAACACGGATTTTCAATGACTGATCGTCAACGAAGTCCATGAGGTCCTGAGTTGCAGTTTCCAACGAAGTTTGTGACAAGTCAGCAGCAGTTGCTAACTGGTTACGGAAGGTTCCGCCGCCCACCAAGAGGTGAGAAGCATTACACAGTGAGAGGCCATCAGCACCGGTATAAGACGTGTTAAACGCCCGATTCAGGTGGTTAAAAGCGATGGTTTCCTCGGTTTGGCGCATAGACATAGCCAACATTCCAGGAATTTCAGTAATGTAGTTATACTGATCATCTTCGTACATCTCACGCGTAACAATAGAACCTTGTGCGTAGGTCACATTGTTGTATTCCTTCTGGAAACCCTGGAATGGGTCCTCGTAAGGAATTGAGTCGCCTTCGTTCTTAACACCAGCAAGTCCGAGACCCGTAACGCCCTGCTCTTTTTCAAAGCGGAGAGTGGATTTCTTCATTGAGAATAGTTTAGAATAAAGAGCTTCATACTCGTTATATTTAGTACCCCAACGGTCATGGATTCCAGGCCATAGGAGTTCTGCAAAGTTACCTGTTGCTACAGACATATTTTATTACCCCTATACTGGAACGCCAGCGGATACAATAATACCTGCTGTCGTTGCCTTACGTCGGAATGCGTGGTCAGTGATAATCACTTCCACATCTTGGTTGAGAGCGAAGGAGTTGTCACCAGTACCACCGGTGGCTTCTTCACCTGGACCCACACCTATAATCATAAACTGATGATTGCCAGCGTTAGCTGCCGTAGCATCGGTTAGATTAGCGAGAAATCCTGAGATACCTGCGGCTGAGTTTGCACCAGCAGCAGAAACACCGACAAACTGACCGATATTGGCTTGAGAAGCCGTAGCGTCAGTAGAAACGATGTATGTTTGGTCTGGGTTCGTGCACACGTCTACATAACCAGCAGTAGAAGCGTTTAAGAATTGACCTGATCCCGGAAGGGAGTGGGTCAAAGGTTTACCATTAGAATCTTTGATAGCCGTAACGACACCAAGAACACCAGGCTCACCAGCAGACGGGGTAGAGGTTTCGATTACTCGAACATACCCGTTAAACAATTTCACAGGATCACCCTTGAATATAGATGTAGGATTATTAGAGCTTACTGCATATGTGCGGGATGCGCCAACAGCGTGCCCGTCGAGGGTACGTGTAGGGACAAAACCGCGAGGGTTATCAGTTGCCATTTTAATCTTTCCTATTCAATGACGATTTTTCCATCAACATTTCCACCCATTGATTCAGCACGGTTCTTTGTGCTCTCAAATATGTTTCGGGCAGAATTGTCATTAAGTTTTTGGTGATACGCATCTCTCTCTTCTAGCACTTCCGTAGGTGCCGCCATCAATACTAGCTCTCGATGTCTTTTTGCTCCAGAGGTCTTCGCATCTTCCATTTCGTGATTTGCTCTTGCGCCAGTGGTCTTGTTAACGAAATTCCAGCCTTCATGCTGTTTACGCTCGATATTCGACGATTCATCGACACAAAACCTGTATCCCATGTTTTCGTCTTTATCGAAGGTTTCCAGCCGACGCGCTGGTTTCCATTTAGCTCTTGGGTTCTTAATAGTCTCGTTACGTTCAGTCATGGCTATATTCCTAATCCTGTTTTTGCTTTGAGGTACGAAGCCTCTGCGTCTTGTGCGGTCTTGGCTTCTGGGTACATAACTCGCGCTATGTTCCTTTCATCCTGGGAAAGTCCAGCCTTTTTACTGCTGGAGCGTTTTCCTCCCTCCCCTGTGGAGAGGACACCGGGGCTTGTGCGTTTCACTGTATCACCAGTTTCAATGCCCATAAGACGGTCGATTTCGGAAAGTTGCTCTTCCAATGTGAACAAATTAGGGTCTTGCATTGCTACATACCCTAGAGACGCCGCCTTCGCATGAAGAGGGTGCCCCGGATCAGACCACGGACGCAATGAAGCGCCGTCCTCTGACTTCTCCGTAGCCCATTGTTCCATAGCCTGTTCTTCCTGTGGGCTTAAACCACCGGTCGTAGGTTCTGGGACGTTAATGGGAGTTGGAGTATAATTTTGGGATTGTTCTACAGCACGTATTTTCTTATCAATCTCAATGACTGACGCGCTGTCGCCTTCATCCAAGGCATTGATCTTTTGAGACTCGAGAGCTTCAATAGCCGCTCGACCTTTACCATTTATATCAGATTTCTCCAAATTTGTCAAACGTTCCACTAATTGACGCTGAATTTGGGCTGATGTACCTAAAGCACGCTCGTTGTCCTTCATATTCTTGTATATGCGGTCAAACCGTTGCTTTACCTTTGGATCGAGACTATCAAAGTCGATATAATCTGTTCCGCCGTCTTCTTTCTCAGCAGGTTTAGCTTGCACTTCCTCTGCCGGGGCCGCTACGGCCTCGATTACTTCTTCGCTCATTTAACGCTCCAATACTGCTATAATGTCGTCCTGATGAATGGTGTAGAATTCCACACCGTCTACAGTTTGCCAGTTTCCACCGTATTGTTTGTATACGATTTCCTGATCGACGAGCTCTTGTACCCAATCTGCTGCTTCTGGACCTACGGAATCAACTATCCCCGTGTTGTCTAAAAGCCTCTTTTGGGCGTCATCCGGGAGTAGAATACTCCCAATCTTCTCTTTAATCTCGCGCTTGAGAATTAGAAATTCCCACTTTGGTATTAACTTCATGCTATTGCCTTTAAGAAATCATCCCTCCCTGTACCAGACGAAGCACCTCCCAAGACATCAGTTAAATATTGTAGGGCGATTGGCAGGACTTCATCTTCTCCCTCCCCGCCTTCACCGTATACTCCTCGCGCAAGCTGTTTGAAGTAGGCTTGCCCCTCATCTGATCGAGCCGGTCCCTGACCCGCGCCACCGTATGAGGCGAATGTTGCTAATTGTGATAGTTTCTGTAGGTCTGATCCTGTAAGGTCTAGACCGGCTGGCTGTTCTACGTTAGCGTATGTAGGAGCTCCAGCAACCTGCTGTTGAGGGGCTTGTTGTGGTTGCTCTGAACCCTCATTACCATAATCGCCACCTGTGTACCCAGGCTCATCCTCTGGGGAGATGTAAGTCACCTGACCGTCTGCGTGTACGTGCATACCCCTGCCTTGGTCGTCCTCGGTGGTTCCTATCACTTCCTGGCCAGGGCCCCCAACCATAGTTCCGAGGGCCTGAGCCGCCCAATTTATAGCGTGTGTCGTCGGGCCCATACCGAGGTTCTCTAATTGGTTTTCCATGAATGTATTACCGGGCGCACCATAAGAGCTCGTCCTGCTCTGACCATCTTGCCCATACTTAGCCTGACCCTGGAACTGTTCGTGCATGGCATTTTGGAGTGCGGTCAAGGACTGCCCTGTAGTGGCCAGCTTATCGCCCTTCTTGGCAACTTCTGACTTAGGTATCCCGCTGAAATCGGCAATCATCTTCTTTATCTCGTTCTCGGCTGAACCCCTGGCGCTATCGGTGACATCATCAAATTGATCCGCACCAGACCGACCCATAAAGTCTGTCCCGCTGGTAAAACCGCTTGTTCCAATGTTTCGCCCCGCTATTGTATAGTCATCAAATGGCCCACCACTTTTCTCTATTTGAGAAGGGTGTACACCTATTCTTTCCGCCTCTGCGCGGTGCGCTTCGTCATATTTACTTTGGGTTGGTTTGTCAAATTTTACACTCTGAGGGGTTGGGTCACCAATGCGGCTACGATATTCCTCTTCTGTCTCGTCTTTTCCGCGAGGGCCGTTTTTAAACGATGTCAGCGGGTCTACAAGTCCACGTAGCATATCTACAAAACCAGAGCCACGATTTTGCCGTCGATCCCCGTTGCGCTTCGCTTGCTGTTCGAAAAAGCCACGCAATGCGTCGTTACCTGATTTTGCCTCGCCTAACATGGCGTCGTAATCAAGGCCGTTAGCGTAAGTCCCAGAAGGGCCTTCGGCAAAGTCGTCAGCACCGTAGTCGTAACCACCGTTGTTGTTTGTATTCCAATTCCAATCGTAGTTCACGCCGGAGCCATCCACACCACCCATGTCGTCTCTCGACGCATCAACGTATGCAGGAGCAGCGGGTTCGTCGTAACCTATACCATCATCGCTAGAGCCACCGCCGTCACTTCCTCCGCCGCCAGCAGCGCCCCACGAATCTCCAGTGTCACTATCGCTCCAGCCCCAACCGCTACCATCATCACCGTCTCCCCCGCCGCCATAGTATGCGGGGTGTCCGTCAGGTTGCATTGCTCCAGCACCGCCAGAGGCTTTCATCATCTGTTCTTCTTCTGGGTTAACCCACGCTAGTCTATGGGGCTCTCCCTGGATCATCTTCCCACCGGAACCCTCATGCAAGACGTCATCCGGCTCCATCATTTCCTGACCGCCGTTTTTCTTTTTCTTATCGTTACTCTTCTTGACAGCGTCGTAGATCAACCCGCGTTCCATCGCACCGCGGATGTCAGTATCTTCCTGTTCTTTCAGCTTCTTAATCTTAGCCAAAAGCCCGCCATCACCGTCACGCGCAAGCGCGTCGATGCTATCGGTCTTACTTTGCCCCCGTAGGATATCTCGTAAACTCATTCCCTATTCCCTGTATAGACTATCTGTTTTATCCAAGTTCAGGAGGTAGTCCAGGACCATTTTCTGTCCCGACAGTTCCTTCACTTCCTCCATTGAGAGGGCCTTCGCCCATTTCTCCTCCGGCTTGAACTTCCATCGGATTTTGTCCAGCGCCCATACCGTCACCGGGTCCCTGAGCCATGCCTTGACCTCCTGCCGATCCATTTAGTAATCTCCTATGTGAATCTAAGTGATTTTTCAAAAGAGTTTGACCGAACGGGGAAAGGTTTTTACCGGAGAGCTCCTCCTGGTGAACTTGCATGTGAGCCATGTGATCTTGATCTGGGAAGGCCATTGGTATCATCGGCGCATCCTGCTTGACCATCATATTCTCTTGATACGGGTCATCCACCTGTTGCATTCCCTGCGATGGGTTTGGAAGGCGAGAATCAATATCCTCGATATCCATAGCCTCTAGGAATATCTTGGTGTTGTTATAAAGGTGGCTTGGCGAGTTCTGAACGAGAGGGTTTTGCATGACTATGTTGTATGCCATCTCAGCCTTCTTGAGCTTTTGCTGCTCTGTAGCCTGACGTGGATCAGCCATCGGCTTAACCTGGAAGTCTGGCGCGTAGTCCTCGCGTGTGGCGAATAACTGCTGCTCCTCGCCGTCGATATCGAACACCGTGAAATATTCTTCCGGATCCATGTGCTTGTAGTTTAGCGCGTAGATCTTCTTGAGCTCTTCCGTCCAAGATTCGCTGATGGTGTCGTAGACAGATGAGAATACCTGTAGGCCCTGCTCGATCAGCGCCATAACGGTAGTCGGCTGCATGACGTTCTCCGTCTGACCGGTGATCGACTCTGTTGCAGAAGATAGCCTGTCTGAGCGTGCTAGTAGAAGTTCAATAGCCTGTGGTCCAACGGATGATGGCCCAGGGAACTTAAACATGTGTATACCGCGAGCCATTTCCTCTGCGGAAGCTGAGACCTTCTTTAACTTGCCTAGTGAGAACTCCATGTCTCCACCAGAGGGCCCTGCGACCTGCTCTGAGATAAGACCGGAGTTATTGCCTATTGTCGATAGAGTCCCGGCGTCAACAGTCTGTCGCAGTAGCTTATTCACGCTCTCGTTAAGTTGGGAGATTAGATGCCCATGACCAAGGCCGTAGAACCCATCAGGGTTTTCCATGTACGGATAGTGCGTAAAGCAATTAACCGGTGCCTGACCGTCACTGGGGTTACCAGCCTCGTCAGTCTCCCAACGGATAGATACACGGAGTACCTTTCCTGATTGGGCATCCACCGTTACGATATACGGCTCATCTACGCCGTCATCGTCAAGATCGTACCATCTGTGTTGCTCGATGATTAACGCGTCACGTTTATCGTGCCGTGATGAGGGGCTGAAACCCGTAGCGTCATCGTGTGCTTGGTCTTGCTCTGAGGCTATCTCATCCTTCTCGTAGGGCTGGACTTCCTCTGAAAAATAGTCTGCTTCGAATAGCTTTCGTGCCCGATGCATCGGCATTGGTATGCGGTGAGATATACGCGGTAGGTCCTCAATGTCTCTCGGGCCCGTACCATAGGGTACAATGAGGTCAACTGCGCGGATATTCTCTACGACATTCGTATTTACGACTGGGTCGAAATATGTCTTCGTAAAGTGGCTACCGTGCAATGATGTTGATTGCAGCATACGGCGCTTACCGCGCTTGTAACCCTGCATCTTATCCATGAGTTGGAATGTCATGTGTTCTTGAATACGCTCGGCACGCTCTCTAGCACCGGAATCGGATTTACCAAGGGGTAACCCCCTAATCACCTTTCTAGTGGAGAACATCGCCTGTAGGGCGCGTGCTGAGAACTGTGTGGTGCTCTCAGAAAGTAGGGGGAGTGATTCCGAGGATGAGCCTTCCCACGGTGGGTTGATCGGCTTGTCCTTCTGGAAATACATCCGTAACCACTGAGCGTGCATCTGGTCCCAATCGGAGCGGGATTCCAGATCGTCCTCGTAGTCCTTCAAAACGATAGCGCCTAACTCTTGGAGCTCTTCCTCCTCAAGATCGGGCGCTAGGTTTCGTAATTCTGGGTGGAGATAATCTGCCATTATTTTCCTAATTTACCGCCGAGGTACGCTTTCATGGCGTCCATTATAAATCGTTGTTTTTCTGGGTAGCCTTTGTCACCCCACTGACCAGTCATGTAGCCTCTTATAATCGCGTCAAGGTCGCTATTCTCGAACCAATCTTCGTAAGACCTATTTTCTCTAGGATTATAGTATTTACTCTCAGGGGATGTATAATCTGTGTACCTACCGCGTGACCTCGACAACTGACCATCACTTAGGGAGCCCCTTATATCCTCTCGCCACTGGTTTATTCTTGGGTCAACCTCTGGCGCGTAGTGCAGGGCGTCTCCAAACATCATGCTTTCCAAATCTTCTCTTTCGGCTGTTTTGGGGTCAACCCTTATAAGCGGGGTTCCCGGCTTTGGGCTGCGGCTCTCTTTTGGGCTATAAAACTCCAAATAACCGCCCTCAAGCGGGCCAACATCTGTCTCTATACCCCAATTTTTCATTTTGGGATATTGCTCCAGAACACGGCTCCATGCCTCGTTTACTTTTTTCTGTGGCAATTAAAATATATCCGTAAATTTGGGGAGCAGCTTGCGCTCTGTGTTGAACATGTGCGGTGCTACGCCTGGACCGAACACCTCGAAGTGCATGTCTTCCATGCTAGTCATAATCGTCTGGAAGTCTTGTGCTTGTGCTATTTTCTCCGCGTCAGCCCAAAACTTGCGACCGGATATCTCTATCTCAAAGTTCTTTTGGTTTCCGTACTTATCGAGCTCCTCCATATCAGGTTCCTCGAAGTAACAGAAGTCATATGAGAATAATTTGAATTGTCGGAAACCAAGGAGGCGCATGACGCCGATACCGCGTGTGGCTGTGGAACAGCCGCCTGATATCATAAATGTTTCCTTACCAAGACGGTCTGCAAGGACCTCTTGTTCACCCGCACCTACATGTGCGTGGTAAATATAGTACTCTCTTTTCGCCAATTTGTCAAACGTACTAGGATGACACATCGAAGCAACGAAGAATCGCGTGCTCTCGTCC